TCAACTCAGACACCAAATTACCCTTCAAGGTCAAGGCACAACTAGAGATGCAGGTGGTGGTATAAGTTCAGGTTGGTCAACTATTGCTTCTGTATACGCTGATATAAAGCCTAAAAGTGGGAAAGAGGTATATGCACAAGGTAAACTGGTTGGAAGCGTGTCACACGAGATTACAGTACGTTATAGGACTGATATTACTAACGCTTCTAGGATTAGTTTTGATAGTAAGTTATTTAATGTTAGGGCTATTATCAATGTTGATGAAAGGGATAGATTCCTTAAACTTCTTTGCGAACAAGGAATAGCAACATGAAAACTAAAAATTTTAATACGTTGAAGAAAAGCATTAATAAAAAACTCACTACAAACGCAAGAAAAAATACACTAACAGCTGTTACACGCGGTACAGGTTTGGTTGAAAAAACTGCACAAGAAAGTATAAAGAATAAAGGTACAGGTAGGTCTTATACAAGAAGAGGTATAACACATACAGCTTCAGCACCAGGACAGCCACCTGCCACAGATACTGGTTTTTTAGGGCAAAATATAACAATGAATGTTAAGAGTATGCCTAACGGAACTGTAGTAGGACAAGTTATTTCAGCAGCACCTTATTCTAAGGCTTTAGAGTTTGGAACGACTACTATAGAAGCTAGACCCTTTATGCAACCTGCATTAGAGAAAAATAAAAAGAAGATCGTTAATATTTTTAAACAGCACGGTGTTATAAAATGAGTATAGGCCAGTTCGCTTTACAGTCAGCTATATACAGCACTTTATCTAATGATAATAATCTTACCCAAGTTCTAGGAGCAGGTGTATATGACGAGGTTACAGAAGGTGCTACATACCCTTTTGTAGCTCTAGGTGAAGAAACCGCTGTTGATTATAGTACTAAAGATTTAGTAGGCGGTGAAACTACTGTTAATATACACATATGGTCACAATACAAAGGTTCTAAAGAAACTAAAAATATAATGGACAAGATACACGATTTATTGCATGATAGTAACTTAACGGTCAGTGGATTTAATCTGATAAATCTCAGATTTGAATATTCTGATATAATGAGAGACCCAGATGGTGTTACTCGTCATGGAGTCATGAGATTCCGAGCAATAATTTTAGGTACTAACTAATTTTATAGGAGAAAAAAATGGCAGCACAAAAAGGGAAAGATGTTTTAATTAAACTAGATGACGGTGGAACGTACACTACTATCGGTGGATTAAGGTCTTCATCAATAACACTCAGTGACGAAGCAGTAGATATTACTAATAAAAGTAGCAGTGGTTACAGGACTTTATTAGCAGGAGCAGGTGTAAATAGTATAGCTATAAGTGGTTCAGGAGTATTCACTGATGATGCTGTAGAAAATCTATTAAAAGATGCATACTTAGCACAGCAGAATATAGCAGTTGATGGTACATCAGCACAAACACCTGCTTTTGAAAACTTTGAATTCTATATACCTACATTCTTTAAATTTAGAGGAGCATTCCAAATTACCTCATTAGAATATGCAGGTGAGTATAACGGAGAAGCTACTTATTCAATGTCTTTTGAATCATCAGGTATTATCGCAGTAACAGCGGCATAATATGTCTTGGTCTAGAATAAAAATAGACGCAGATGGTGAAAAGCTTAATGCTTTTATCAATCATGACAAAACTGAAATCTGTATACACAATATCATAGACATTGGTGACAGTGTAAAAGTTGGAAATAAAGAATATCAAGTTTTATCATCATCAATAGATACAGTAAGCGATATGTTAACAATTAAAGTACTTGCAAAAGCAAGCAAACCAAAGGAGAAAAAGTCAGATGGCAAATCCACTAAAGGGTGAAGTTACTCTTAATTTAGCAGGTAAAGATTACAAAGCGAGATTAACTATTGATGCAATTATGCAGATAGAAGATGCTTGTGATTGTGGAATCATAAAACTTGCGACAAAAATGGGAGAAGCTGATATCCGTATGTCAGAAATTCTTCATGTGTTATTACCTGCACTAAGAGGTGGCGGTAATGATATACAAAGAACAGATGTACTTAAAATAGTTCAAGAAGCAGGTATAGTGAAATCTACAGCAGCAGTTGCTAATTTACTTGCTAAATCTCTAACTGATGATTCAGAGGAAGAAGCAGACGAGGGAAAGCAAGAACAGGCGGACTAAGTGAATCCTTACCCGTCAAACGATACTTTTCTATTTGTGTTGGCATGATGGGTATGTCTCCTAACGATTTTTGGCAATCAAGCCCACAAGAAATATATCTAGCCATAGAAGGTTTTTCTGAATTTAATGGTGGTTCTAAAACTGAAGAACCAATGTCAAAAGACCGCGTAAAAGAAATGATGGAGTTATACCCTGATGGCTAATCCAGTAGACACATTACTAGTTGAGATAAGAGCCGAAACTGCCCAATTAAAAAAGGGTTTGGATAAGGTAAACAAACAACTAGATAAAACTAAGAAACAATCAGGTGCGGCAGTCAATGCCCTAAAAGGTTTTGGTTCTATTATAGCGACTCTAGGTTTAACTAGACTGGTCGGCGATACTATAAACACAATAAGAACATTTGAAGACTTAGAAGCCACACTAACAGCCATAACAGGAAGTGCAAAAACAGCGGCACTTTCTTTTGATTTAATTAGACAATTTACCTCAAAAACAACATTCCAACTTGAAGGAGTGGCTGAAGCATTTATAAGTTTACTTCAAGCAGGTGTAACGCCTACTGAAGAAGCTTTGAGTGACTTCGGTAATCTAGCCGCAGCATTCGGTAAAGATATATCACAAGTAGCACAAGCAACCTTTAGAGCAGTTACTGGTGAGATGGAGATGTTGAAACAGTTTAACGTAGTTGCTAAATTAGAAGGCGATAAAGTTAGAGTTACTTTCGGTGGTGTAACAAAAGAAATAGAAAGAAATGGTACTGCTATAGCAGAATATTTAAGAACATTAGGAAGAGAAAATTTCCCAACAGCTTTAGAAGATAGAGCAAACACACTTTCAGGTGCAATATCTAACGTCAGTGATGGTGTTGCTGAGTTTATGGTTTCTATAGGTGAAGGTGGCCTTAAAGATTCTTTAGTAACTATAGCAAGAGAGATGAGGAAAGTCCTTGATGAAGCTAAACCACTAGCAGAAGCAATAGGTGCAGTGTTAGGAACAGCTGTAAAGATATTCGGTACAGCTTTAATACTTGTAATTGAAAACTTTAAAATATTATTGTCTTTAATAATGGCTAAAGCATTCAGTATGCTACCTGCAGCATTTATAGCGACAACAACAGCGGTAAAAGGTTTAAATATTTCTTTAGCAACCACAAATTTACAACTTGCAAGAATGACAAAATTCTTGAAAGCATCAAAACTTACAGTTCTATTAGCAGGTATAGGTCTGTTAACAGTACCCTTATATAACTGGGCAACAGCTGAAGAAGAAGTTAATGAAGAACTAGATGAGACTATTGATAAGTCAGCAGAACTTACTAAAGCATTAGCTAAACCTGTTCCATTCATGGATAGGCTAGGTAAAAAAACTAAAGATACATTAAAGTTTTTGCAAGAGTTTGGAACTGTAGCTAAAACTACTGACCAAAAAATAAGAGAATTCGCAGATGGAGGTATGGCTGATTTAGAAAAGATGGCATCTGCTTTCGTAGGTGAAAAGTTTGAGATTGCTTTTAGTGGTTTTGTTGGTCCTATTGATGATAAAGCTATACAGCAGTTTAACAAAGATATGAGAGATTCTTTCTTCAAAGAGACTTTTGGTGCTGATGAAGATACAGTAATGAAAAGAATAGGTCTTATGCCTGTTGGGGAAATACAAGGTGCTATTAAAAACGTACAGGGTGTCATAAATAAAGAACTTGACCCTAAAGGAATAAAAATATATCAAGACCTATTAAATGATGAAACTAAATTAGCAGACTTTTTTAAATTAGCAGGTTCAGAAGCGGCATTTTTCGGTAAAGATATAGATGAAGTAGAAGCTATTTTACAAAAGTTTGTTAACGACGCTCTAAACCCAACTAAGCTAACTAAAGCTGAAGAATCTCTAAGAGCCATATTTGATTCTGGTGCCGAAAGTGACATGGAAGTAGCTACAGGCATAGAAAATATAGATGAAGCTTTAGCAAACTTACACGCAAAGTTGTTATTAGTTGACGAAGGCTTTGCTAAATCTGGAATATCTGTAGATGAGTTTGTTGCACAATATAATAAAGGCGTTGATAGTATGTCTAAAAAGACAGAAGACCTTGTTCCAACTCTAAGCGGTGAACTTAAAGATGCTATTACACAAACAGCTAATGCTTTTTCAAACGAATTTGTTGACTCTTTAGCTGAAGGTCAAGGTGCTTTAGAGTCATTTAAAGACTTTTCCGACAATATAGTAAAACAAATCATTTCAATTTTCATACAACTAGCTGTAGTTAATAGAATATTAAATGGCATATTTGGTGCAGGTACTTTTGACCAAGTTGATTTTAAGGGTGGTAAGGCAAACTTTAGAGAAGCTCAAAGGAAAACTGCAGGTGGCGGTGCAGCTTTTAATAGTCAGGCCATGTTAGTAGGTGAACGTGGTCCTGAAATATTTGTTCCACATTCTAATGGTAATATTTTAAATAATATGAATAGCAAAAATGCTATGGGTGGTGGTGGAACTACAGTAATAAATCAATCTATAAATTTTGCTACAGGCATAGTTCCAACTGTAAGGGCAGAGGTTACAAAGATGATGCCACAGATAGCAGACGTAACAAAAGCGGCAGTACAAGAATCAGCAATGCGTGGTGGTAACTTTAGAAGGAGTCTAGTCGGTGGGTAAATTAGTAACAATGCCAAACACTCCTAACTTTGTTAGAAGTAACTTTAAATTAGTGAGAACTATAGGAACTGTAGCTTCTCCATATACAGGTAAGATAAGAACACAAGAATATGACGGTGTATTTTGGGAAGCAGTTGTAAGCCTTCCACCTATGAGAAGAGACGTAGCTAAAAATTGGCAATCTTTTCTTTTAGAGTGTAATGGGATGGTAAATCAGTTTAAATTTTCAGACCCTGATGCCTTACTAAATCAAGGCACATACAATGCAGATGATTTAAAAGCAAAAAACAGAATCAATCAAACAGCAAATATAGAATTAGATTTTTCATCAGCAAATACTATAACAGCACCTAGCAACACAACGCCTTTTGCAAATGCTTTAGTTGGTGATTTTATTTCTGTAACAGGTTCACAATATCCTGAAAATAATGGAACACATAAGATAATTGCTAAAGCAAATTCATATACCATTACAGTTCAACCTGAAAATACAATAAACCTTACTACTGATGCAGATAGACCTGCATGTACAATCAAATCTAATCAAAAGGGTTCTACAGGTTTAAATTTAGCGTCAAGTAGTAATAGTGCTACAGGTACTATTAAAAAAGGTGATTACTTACAAATTACAGCTAGTTCTACAACAGGTGCTAATCCTGTGCAATATGTAATGGTCACAGAAGATGCGACACTTAATGTAATAAGTGGTGTAGACACTTATGGAGTCAAAATACAGCCTAAGTTAAGAACTGCTATTACAGAGAATCATCTTGTAAGGTTTGCATCACCAAAAGGTATGTTTAGATTAACAACTAAAGATGTAGATTGGGATGCAGACAATATATCTAACTATGGAATGTCTTTTTCATGTATTGAGGTAGTTTAAATGTCAAATAGAGGTGGTATAGATAGTGATATCGTCAAATATCTACAAGCTGATCACCAAGTTTTATTTTTAGCAGTCAAAGCTGAGTTTGACACAGATACCTTATATGTGTGGAGTGGTGATTATGATCTTTCTATTGATGGCAATACCTATACTGGTGCAGGCACTCTTCTAAGCGTATCTAATATAGAAGACACACTAGAATTAAAATCAAGTGGTCTATCTGTCTCTTTAGCAGGTATGGATGCTACAGTATTAGATTTAGCACTCACCGAAAACTATCAAAATAGATTTATAACTGTATATCTTGGCTACCTTTCAGGAGGTACAGACACCGTTGCAGGGACTATGACGCTATTTAAAGGGCGTATGCAATCAATGACTATTAATGATGACCCTAATGGCTCTACAATTAGTGTAGATGCAGAAAATAGGCTTATAGACTTACAAAGACCATCTAACCTTAGATATACCAAAGAATCACAACAATTTATAAGCGATGGCGATACTTGCTTTGATAGAGTGCAATCTTTACAAGATAAAGAAATTATATGGGGTAGATCATCATCTAACTCAGGTGGAATGGGTGGTAATAGTGGTAGTGGTAGTGATAAGCCACCAACAAAAATAAGATAATGATAGTAAAAAAAACAGATTGGCAAATATTATTTGACGAATTTATTGAAGCTAATATGTTTAAAGGTTTTGAATGGGGAACATGGGACTGCTGTAAGTTTTCTAATGCTTGTATAAAAGCTATTACAGGAGAAGATTTAATACCAAAAGAGCTTTCATGGACTAATGAAGAAGAAGCCATAGAATCTATTAAAGAATATGGTGGGACATTAGCCAAAAGTATATCTAAGGCATGTAAAGCAAAAGGTGTACAAAAAATAGACAAAGCATTCATGCAAAAAGGTGATCTTGTGGTATATAAAGAAGAATCAGAATTAGTAGGTATTACAGATGGTTGTAAAGTTATAACACCTACTGATAATAAGTTAGCTTGTAAGCAAAATGTTGACATAATATCTGTATGGAGAGTATCTAATGTCTAAGGCAGTAAAAGCAGCAGCAACAATATTTGTAGTCACATTAGCTGTTATGTCAGGTGCTGTTGCTATATTTGGAACAGGTGGTGCTATTTTTGGTACAGGTGCGGCAACATTATTTGGCATGACAGCAATGGAAATGGCAGCAATGTCTGCTCTAACAACGCTTATTGGTGGATTAGTTTCAAAAGGTGTAGACGCTACAAGTGAAAACTTTGGTACAAAAGTAGCCACTAGAACAGCTACAGCTCCTAGACGAATAATATATGGTAAAGCTAGGGTTGGTGGAACAATAACTCATATAGAGACTTCGGGTACGGATAAATATAAATTATCAATGATTGTTGTATTAGCAGGTCACGAAGTAGAAAGTTTAGAAGAAGTTTTAATAAATGATGAAGTTCTAACTACAACATCAAATGGTGGTTTTGAGTACGCTACAAATAATAAATACACTAATAGTGACAACGATAATAAATTCAGTGTACAGAATTCTTTACTTAGATATGTATTTTTGGATGGCTCACAAACTACAGCAAATAATAATG